GTTATACAAGAAAAATCCGTCATAGAGGACACCAATAAACAAGGCATCATGCAGAATGAAAATATCGATTCAATCATGCAAGGATTTAAAGAGTCTGAATTTGGTAAAAATGCTAACTCGATGCAGCAAGACGCTGTTAATTTTAAATATGATGGCAAAGATATGACGATGAATAGCTCAATGGCAGGAGCTTTTGAACAATATTTAGATTCAATTGGTAAAGGTGATTTATTTCAGAGAGACGCACCACAAACAGGACTTGTTCCTATCACAGGGAAAACCGCACCAAAAGATCTTATGAGTGGTTTTCAAAGTTTTCTTCAAGAGAGTGGTGCTTTGAACAGACCCATGACAGCGGATATGACATCATATAGATTACCAGATGGCACGGTCCAAGAAGGGAGTTCTACTATGAGAGGTTTAATGAACCAGTATTTAAAATCAATAGGTCAATCACCAACGACCGATGTTTTTGCTTCTAGGGTTAATGTAAATCAAGGAGAATATAATCCAAGTCCTTTAATGAGAGCCGCGGCAGCAGATGGTGGTATGATGAGTCCCGTAGGAGGAATCATGGACCTTGAATCAGGAAGACAAATGTATTTTTTAGGTAAACTAGTTAAGAAGGCAACCAG